TCTTTATTCATAGCAAGAAGATTACTAGCACCATAGTAATTAACAGCAGGTTTGCTCATTACTATTTCACCTGGTTGAGCCGCAATCAGTTGAGTATCAGCACCCATACCTGTGATGGTCTGTCCCGAATTACTAGTGATAGATCCACCACCAGTAAACAACATATCAGAAATATTGATTGATTTATTACTAATTAAAGATGGAATATCACCACCCATTTTTATACTTTGATTTAAAGAAGAATTAGATTTAGATATATTATTGGTCTTGTTATCTAAATTAGATGTATTGCCCATTGAAAAAGAAACAATACCACCACCCTGCATTCCTTGAACTGGTGTTGATTCTGGTTTCTTAAATGGATTTTCTACCTTTGGTAATTGTGGTGCTTCAAACTTTGGTTTATTTTCTTCGTTTATATTATCAATCGGTTCCTGACCAAACAATGCCGTAGCATCATTTAATCTATCTTCTAAAAAGTTAAGTCCATCCCATATACCACTCAATGCAGCATTAACTGGTGCAAAAACAAAATCAAATACTGTCTTAATTACATCATTTAAAAAATCTATGATTCCATTTATAGCATCAATAATTGGTTGAAATGCTTTCTCTGGATTTTTCAAAAAGTTTAATAACCATAATAATGCTCCTCCCAATAATATATTTTTGAAGAAGTCCATTATCATATCAAACATGCCTTTGACAGGTTTGACCACTTTATCTGCTGTATCCTTTACTTTGCTACCACCAATTTTTCCCTCTGATTTCTTTTCTCTTTCTCTTTTTCTGGTGGTTTGTGCTACATCAGCAGCTTTCTCACTTTGTTTCTTATCAAACTGAAACTGCTTGGTCAGTGTTCCAAGAATACTTTCAAGGTTTTTTTCAATCTTACTTAAACTAGGAGCAAGAGTAAGTTTAATAAATTTTTCTGCTTTATCATCTTTTTCTTCTTCTTCACTTTCTTCAGAAGTTACTTCATCTGGTTTTTTTAGATCAACTTCTTCTCTAATTTCGTTAATTAAATCATCCAATCCATCAGGAATATCTTCTTTATCTTCTTTGCTTTCTGTTTTTTCTTGAGCAGTCTCAAAGAATGATTCTACATTTATTTTTTTCTTCTTTACCTTAAATCTACCAGTTAGTTTTTTGACCCTTTTAAATTCATTTGTGATAAGTTCTGCCTCCTCAGTAGACATCTTGCTGTCAGACATTCTAGCAGCAGCAACTTTTTCTCTGAGCAGGGATTTGTATGTGGAGTAATCAATATCAGTTACATCTTCTAACCCAAGTAGAGTTAAAATTCTTTCATCAATTTCATCGTCAACTAAATCTTCCTCTTCTTTCTCTACTTTTGGAATAACAGCAAGCGCAGAAGAACTTTGAGGAGAAGGTTTCTTCTCCTCATCACCTAAGATATCTTTAAGTAGATCTTCTAAACCCTCTGGAATTTCATCCATTCTGTCTTGCCTTTGCTTTTTGTTCCTCTTCTTCTAGGTGATTCTTTAGAAGTTGAACATAAATGTCTCTTTCCCAAGGCATCATGTTCTCAATCTCAGTCAATGAATATTTATGGTACTGCATCAAGGAGAAATTTAATTTAAAATATCCCTCCAGATCCATATGTACCATGCCTACGCGAAAAAACTGGACAAACCCTCCAGAACGACAGTGCTTTTCTTTTTAGTCTTAGGGTTAGTTATCTTGATTTCATGTGATAATTTGGGCATTGTATTGAAGAACTTCTCCACTTCCTTAAACTGCACCGAATTCATCTGTTCTAAAAATTCAGTGATCTCTTCTTTACTGCAATCATCAGTTGCCCAAACTTCCTCTTCATTATAGATCTTATCAATGCAACTTCCGATGATATCAAAGGACTGTTCCATATTAGACTCACCACTGAAATCAAAATTATTCTTAATGAATTGCTCCAGTGATGGGTATTTCATCTCCATCATCAGATTATCATCAATCTTAATTTGTTTTGTGTGATCTTCGCTGAAATGGACTTCAATTTCATCAAGATTTATTTTAACAGGAACTTCAGTTTCACCATCGTCTGGGCAGATTATATTTACTTCCACCTCTTCCCCAACAGACTTACCTCTGATGTTCAGGAAAAGATATTCAATATCAAATGTAGGCAGTTCTTCAATAACAATATTTTTTGTAAGAACACATCCTTTAATTACAGTTGTAATAGCTTGTGTAATTTGTTTAGTATCTTCTGTTTCTAATGCAAGCACCAGTAACTTCTCTTCTTTAACTAAGAAGGGTCTATACTTGATTGTTTTTTTAGTCGAGGGTAACACCAACTCGTAAGTCGGTGTAGCAATTTTTGGTAAGGGCATAACGACCTATAAAGTTCAGTCAGTATATTTATCATCCAGATGCTATCTTTCTTTCTCTTTGAATTATTTCACCCGATGGCAGTAAAACATCTTCAACAACAAATCCAGGTCTGGAGTTGACACTTCCGACAACAACACCAGCAGCAGTTTTTTGATTACGTTCTATTACACCTCTCACATACTTGGTATAAGCAAAATCAACAGTCATTTGAAGTATTTCTGCCGGTCCATATTGAACTGGCATTGAATTAAATCCTATAGGAAATGCATCGGTAAAAGTATATTGTAATTGCTTTCCCTTTAAATGTTTTTCAAACTTAGAAACAAATATCTGCGTTACATATCCTGCATTACCTTTTGGATAAGAAACTCTATATGTCGCAGTAGGATTCAGATAATCTTCTTCCGATCTTTGACTTGCACCTGAACCTATTCCCATAATATAATTCTGCCAACCCTCAAAGAAAGTTATCAAATCGTAGTTGATATCAACATAGAAATTAAGTTGAAGAGTTTCATCAAACTGCTTTTTATATGCATATCTTTCTCTAACACCGTAGAAGTCTTGTGTCTGCTCATGAGTTGCTAATCTACTTCCAGGTAACGTCGCACTATTACATAATAATTCAATATTATTATTATATGAAATAGAATGTTCTTTCCTTATATGCTGACCTACAGCACCAGGAGGTATAAAACCAACTTGAAATATATTAGTCTGGGCCAGTTCACCAATCTTTGTCTTGAGTGCCGATATCTTTTGTGCGTTTCCTCTTGGTGCTCCCATTTATAAATAGGCGTGATTACTATTACTATGTATGGCGGGAACGATAAAGTCAATTTATAAACCGTCTCACCCTGAAAAATATCAAGGCAACCCGAATAATATTGTATGTCGTTCTTCTTGGGAACGTCGCTTTTGTCACTGGTGTGATCATAATGAAAACATTCTAAGGTGGGCATCTGAAGAATTCAGCATACCATATATTTCACCTGTTGATAATAGAGTTCATCGTTATTATCCTGACTATCTAATTGAAGTGAAAGAGAAAGGTGGCAGGATTAAAAAGTATGTGGTTGAAGTGAAACCAAAGAAACAAACAAAAGAACCGAAGCGACCTCCCAGAACAACTAAGACTTACATTAATGAGGTAAAAACATACGCAGTCAATCAAGCAAAGTGGAAAGCAGCAACTGAATTCTGTCTTGATAATGGTGTTGAATTTAAAATTATAACCGAAGACGAATTAGGTATCAAGTCATATGGAACAAGAAGATTACCTAATAAGCGACACAAATAGAATTGAATACCTTCGTGATAATATCATAAATGCAGGGCAACCTGATGATATGTTCTTAGAATTAATGTCTGTTCTAACAACAACAGAACTGGTTCCACAAGTCGGTAGATATTATACTTTTATCTATCAACCCAAGACACCACGAATTCAATATGATTCATTTCCTTTAATAGCATGTATTGGTGTATTCAATTGGGGGTTTAAAGGTATTAATTATCATTGGGCAGCATTAGGTAATGAACCTTTCAGAAATTATACCTGGAATGAAGTCGGAAACAACGATTTACATTTAGTATATCCGCTAGAACTTGAAGACATGCGTTCCATTCCATATCAAAATTTTCAAATAAATAACTAAAAAGTCAAATGCCGCTGTCCACATATCCTGGTTGGGAAGATAAAAATGGAAACCTAGAGGCATCCTTTCAGCAAAGGGTGGGCAATTCGGGCAGCCAAGGTCCCGGCGGGTCTGGAACTTTTACAAACGAAATAGTAGCAGTTGCTAATGATAGTACCGGTGCCTATGATATTTACTATAATAATAAAAGTGCCTTAGGTATTAGTTTTGGTAGGACACTGATTTATTCTTACAGTCCTTCAGAATCAAAAAATAAAGGTATAACGATTAAAGATCAAGATTTATATAGTAGAATTTATCAAGGAGAAGATGGAACAGAACAATTAAACAATATAAACAAAAGTGTAAAAGATGGTGTGATTAGAAATCTTCAACTTAATGCAACTGATCCAATTGTTCAACAAAATTTAGCAAAAATAAAACAGACAAAGGGTTATCTATCTCTTGGCAGTAATACACAGGTTGCCCCTGACGCAGGAGATGATGATGATCTTCCTGTTAAACCTCTTACAGGAACTGAACCAGTTGATCCTGGCGGATCTACAGATCCAAACGAGGAAAACACAGGGGATGATATAAAACCAAAAGAATCTTTCGATCCTGTAGATTTTAACAATGTTAGAAATAAAGGAGGTTTAAATTTTACAGAAGGCGGGAAAGAATTTCGTTATCCATTAAGAACAAATGTGTCCAAATTTGGATATGATTTCATGAGGTTTACATCCTTCAGATATGTGCCTGCAGGATTAAATTACAGTAATAATACACTGACCGGATCATCTGATATAGAAACTAGACTTGGTCAGGAATCCCTCGTAACAACTATTCTACCTATGCTTCCTGGTATTTCAGAAAGTAATTCTATATCTTGGGGAGGCGATAAAGTAAATCCCCTTCAGTTAATTGCAGGAAAACTTGCAATGGGTTTAATTGAAAAGGGAGGAAGTCTTGATTTTGAGGGAGTGAAGAATGTATTTCAAGCAACTGGAGATGAAATTAAGAAAGCGTTAGAAGATGATAACACGGCTGCTGCAATTGTTGGTTACTTTGCAGGTCAAGCAGTTGGTGCAAATGTTTTTACAAGAGCAACGGGAATTGTAGTTAATCCAAACCTTGAACTGCTCTTTAATGGCCCAACACTTAGAACTTTTAATTATAATTTCAAACTAACACCTAGAGATGAAAATGAAGCTAAAGAAGTAAGAAATATTATCAAATCATTTAAACAAAATTCTTTACCACAAAGATCAGAATCAAATTTATTTTTACTAACACCTAATGTCTATAGACTTACATACATGTATGGGGGAGATTCTGAAAATCAAAAAGAAATCCCACATCCTTTCTTAAATAAAATTAAACCCTGTGCTCTTACTTCATTTAATGTGAACTATGCACCAGAGGGTTCTTACATGACCTTCAGAGGTCTTCCCTCTATGACTTGTTATGAAATAAATATGCAATTTAGTGAGATTCAACCAATCTACGCTGATGAAATAGAAATGTCAAAAGACACCATGAGTTTCTAAAATGCCTACTCCTTTCTTTTCTTACGTTCCAAGATTTGAATATATTAGCCGACTTCCAGGTGCTAGTATATCAGAATATATTACTGTTAAAAACTTATTCAGAAGAGCAAATTTAAACCCTGAAGTCTTTAATGATCTGACCAATTTTACTCAATATAAAATCATTGGTGATGAGCGACCAGATCAAATAGCAGATAAAATTTATCAAAACCCATACTACGATTGGGTTGTTCTTCTTTCAAACAATATAATAAACTTGGTAGAAGAGTGGCCATTGTCTCAAGAATCTTATGAAAAATACATGACCTCTAAGTATGGTGATGATATTAATTTCTTCAATACTCATCATCATGAGACTATTGAACAAAAAGATTCTTCAGGAAGAACTGTTCTTCCTGGTGGTCTTCAAGTTCCAGAATCATTTACTTTCACCTTTTCTGATTTTGACAATCAAATAACAAAAACCAATATCACTAAAGAAGTCACCAACTTAGAGTATGAAGAAAATATTCAACTGAGTAGAAGAAATATATTCTTGTTAAAACCTGAATTTTTAAGCACTGCTGTAGAAAATCTAGAAAATGTCATGAAATATAGAAAAGGAAGCACACAATATGTTAGTGACAATATCATTAGAGGTGAAAATATTAGAATCTATCAATAACGAAAAAAGTAATAGGGTTAAAAAATTTCCTGGAAAATTTTTCCGACCTTTTTGAAACTAAAAGTCGATTTTGGTTTCAGTAAAAAAAAAAAGGGGGCAACATATAGTTACATCCCTTT